AGTTCATGAAAAGGGTTAAACAAAGTTCATGAAAAGGGTTAAACAAAGTTCATGAAAAGGGTTAAACAAAGTTCATGAAAAGGGTTAAACAAAGTTCATGAAAAGGGTTAAACAAAGTTCATGAAAAGGGTTAAACAAAGTTCATGAAAAGGGTTAAACAAAGTTCATGAAAAGGGTTAAACAAAGTTCATGAAAAACAGTGACAAAGGTTATAATATCTCTTCATCGAAATATTATATATAAGCTAAGAGCAACAATGTAGATGCTTTAGACCCTTCATGATCTATTTCATGACTGTTAAAGGGTTAGGCGTAGAAACTTTGTTTCTACTTCGGAGGAAGGCTTAAGCCTTCCGCCAATAATTTTTTCTAAATTCTATAAGCTCTATGTAACAATGAAATTAATGTATAATCGCTCTTTACTCTTCGATATTGCACTGAACTTATGTTAAAGCACTCTCTCAAAACTACTGTTCCAATATTATACTATTACTGTGATAGTATAATAACCTATTCATTGTTACAATCTATACATGAAATTTCATAATCTTTGTGTTCTTAAAGCTTATAGATTCAGACTCCTTGGAGTTTTTATATAAAAACTCCAAGGAATCATGAAAAATTATATAGACGGAAGGCTTCAGCCTTCCTTCGGAGCAGGAACAAGCTCCTGCGCCAACCTATAGAAGTCCATGAAAAATCATTCATCGCTCTTTACGCTTCTCTATTGCTCCGAAAACGTATTCAACTAAAGCATTCATTCTAATTGCTCTAGCTTAACATATAACATCTCATATTAGAGATGTTATAACTCTTTCTTTTATTAACGTCTCTTAAGACGCATATGTTTTGTTCTAAGATACTGGAGACTAGCAATAGGATCTGGAGTTTCTAAGATGAAATGCAATCCCATATCAGCTCCATAATCTAATAGATAATCTAAGCTGGATTGATCTTGAGACCAAATGTATCCTTGAGCTATATTCTCATGTCTATCTATTCGTGAAGCATATGGCTTCTTAGAATCATTGAGATGAATCATCCTCAACCTTTTGGGTGCTATAGTTTCAAGTTCCTCTAAAAGATGAGTTAAATGAGTTACTTGATCTACTTGATATCCAGCTCCGAAGGCATGACAAGTATCCAAGCACATACCTACTTTAGTAGAATCTACCTTCTCAAATACATATCTTATTTCATCGGTTGTAACACCTAATTCTGTACCTTCACCTGCTGCATTCTCTAAAAGCAGGGGATAATGACCCGGACCTGGTTTCAAAGTTAGCCGTGAAATGGATTCTAATGTTTTATCTAAGTTGCCTTTGGTTCCGTAATGGACTATTATAGATGCTGGAATGAAGGCTGTATAAGTTAGAATGCTATTGAGATGTTTGATGCTTGGCTCTAGAACTCTTTTATTTTCCATGTTAGCAATATTAGTCATGACTGACGAATGCAGATATAAATATGGAAGTTGAGGAATACATGTGAGCTGGGCACTATCATTAGTATAGCCATCGGAATATTTCTTATAACCTACTTGAAGGCAAGGGAGCGTATTACACCCTTGTATACTAGTTATGAGAGAACCATCATAAGCAACAGTAATGCCTACTTTCTTATTTATGTCTAGAATCATTATCTATTTGGCTATGCTCTGAAATCCATTTAATAAAATGTTCAATTCTTATTATCTCGGATGAGAGTTTAGCTACATAGAATATATCCTTTTCATAGGTTATCTTGAGATTATTTATGCCTTCTATGGATTTCCTAAGCGAATCTACTAGACATAGTTGTGTGTTAGGATCTTCTTTAGGTGTTATTTCAATGACTCTGGTGATCACATGGTTGATGAAGTTGATGGTCTCCTGTCGCGACTCCCCAAAAATATATCGTGAGACGGATCCATAGCTGGATGCTGCCTCAATGATACTGTTGCTTTTCACGTTAACCTTGAAACCAATCTCAATTCTAGAAACGAAGTCCAGTTGCGTAATTAATTCTATAGCAGTTGAAGACATTTGCGTGTACATTTCTTATTTTTTATCATGGCTAAAATGTCGACGGTCTATGTTAAACGAATCGACAAATTTATCAGTAGAGTTAATGAGGATTATATGCCTCTTAGCTTTTATATACCTGTAGAAGCAGTAGATAATAGAAAAGTAATTCCCATAGAACAAGCCACCCTCAACAATGTAGATTTCGTTAGCATCTTTGATTACATATCCAGCTTTTTACCTAACCCTACGGTGGAACAGTTGAAGCAACTAGCTTCGGAAACAGAGCTGCCGATCACCGATTTAGCTATGTCAGTTCTGGCCATCTATAGAGACCAGTTTGTTAGTTTAGCTAATGCTAGAGCTATCTTAGATATCATAGATGATAAAGCAGATTTAGAATGGAGTTCCTTAGAATACAGAGTTGAAGAATGGATCAATGAATTCAGGGAGGAAGCTGTATCCGATTACAATACTTATGCAGCTATCCCTCAAGTAGATCAAATCATTAATCAAACACCAGCTTTACCTACTGGACCTATTCAACTCTTAACTCAAGAACGATCCTATCCTTTCAACTCTACCCTTTCAACTATCCAGATGTTTGATAGAGCCATGACTTCCTTTGATATACCTTTCATCAGTATCCAAAATGCTAAGAAAGTATTTTATAAAATCCATACAGTTCAAGGTTTAGGTCCAGATTACTACAATGCTATATTAGAACGAATGGGTGCTCCACCTGCTGAAGATACTATAACCTTCTTACTCTGGAAGGGAGGTAATAAAGATGCTACACATCCTAGCAAGGAATCCATGGTTAGAGGAGAAATCAGGGAAGCTAAAGTTTTCATAGACTTCGATATCAAAGGAGGTTCCTCCTACAAAATAGATGAAAAGGTAGGTAGAACTTTTGGTATTACATTAGAACAACCTATAAGTGGTAAGTCCAGAATCCAGTTCAACATAGATAATGTCAATCTCAACTACTTAGCTTTTCAACTAATGCTAGAAACAGATGATGTGATCAAGAATCTATTGATCTTGAATGAGAATATCTCAGCTGGTAGCTCTAAGAATGGTAGCGCTTATCAGTTCTTGATTCTGGGAGCTGATCTTCCTTTACCTAAACAAACTCCTAGACTTAGAATAGTTGCAGCTAACACCGATGACGGATCTGCAGTTCAAGTTGGTATGATTTATGTGGAAGAAGCTCAAATGGAATACTATAGAATCTTAGCTTCTAAGATCATTAATAGATACGTTCAACTATATCCTTCTATTCTTCAACGATTCCCTTATGCTCATTGGCTAACTATTCAAGCTGGAATCCAAAAAGCTAAAGGTAGAGGTAGAGAGATAGAACTAACTAAGCAAAGACCTGATATCTTCGTCAGTGGTTATGCTAGAGATTGTCAAAAGAAGGAACAACCTACCATCATCTCTAGAGACGAGATCCAAAAGTATAGGGCCCAAACCTTTGATCGTAAAGGTGTCACATTCAATAGACAAGTCATGGAGTTTCCACCAGATAATCCATCGGTCTATTTAGTTTGTCTCAATGAGAAGCCTTTCCCAGGTCTCATGGAGAATAAGTTAAGCAACAAAGATAAGTTTCCATATCTACCATGCTGTTATAACAAACCTCATACCGGGCTTCTAGAGGAATATAAGAGAACTGGAACTAAGGAGACTAAAAGCAAGATCCCCATTAAAACTAATAAAGCTGTATATATGGGACGTTTGGGTAAACTACCATTTAGAATAGAACAGATACTCAAGACTATGATGCCAGATCGTAAGTTCTATAGAATGGGTACTGTTAAATCTCCTATTTCATTATTACATACTTATTTCTATGCTATAGATGATAGCCTTGCTCCCGGTCATATCACTTACGAACAGATAATGGATTCAGGTAATGAAGCTGAATTAGTTCAAAGAGCTGAGGCTATTAGAGCTTTCCTTAGAGATCCTACTCTAGCTACTCTATATCCAGCTAAGCAAGAAATGTATGATTCCAGCATCGAACAGATCAGAGATTATCTCAATCAAAAATATCTAGATGCAGATTATATCTATAGATTATTAGAAGAGAATGCCTCCATTCCAGTTAATATCTTTGTTTTCAGTGGTAGTATTGAGAAAAATACTAACACAGGTATACCAGGTGAATTACTTATCCCAAGATATAAGCTATTCCATGCTCGTGTCTATAGACCTGAAAGACCAACCATTATCCTATATAAGAATTGGGGTTCTGAATCTAATAAACTTAAATATCCTCAGTATGAGCTCATAGTTTCTGCTGACGATGAGGATAATATCCAAGAAGTTAAATTTTATCCAGGTTCTGGTGTTACTGAAGGATTATATGATATCCTCAAAGGTATCCATCAAGTTCAACTCTTAGATACAACTATTAAATCTAATATATTACAGATGCCTAACTATGAGAAGTTCTTAGTCCAAAAGGGTATTCCACTCTATAAGCAATTCATTGATACTTATGGTAAAACTAGAGCTCTTAGAGTCGGAGATAGCACCAAATACTTTGATATCATGGTGGCACCAACTCAACCTATGAGACCCGAAACTATGAATGAAACAATAGTAGCCGATGCCTCTCTAGTTATTAGTGTTTTAGGTGAACCTAATAGAATAGCTGATAATGGTTTATGGTATGATGTAGAGCAATATAAGAATGCCATGTTTGTTCCAGTTAATAGTGTATCCAATCTCAAAGTTAAGCTCTCTGATGCAACTACAGACATTAGAGAGTTAGTATCAACATCAGTGAGTTCAGTGGGTACCGAATCCACTGACAGAATGGTTAAACTCAGCAAAATCAGTGTTGTTATACTTCAACTAGTGGAATGGCTTTACGGTATCTTTGATTCTAACTTCAATCTAACTGTGTATGATGATCAGGGAGCTTCAGACCAAATCAATAGATTCATGGAATATTTCACTCAAACTAATACAGAAGTAGATACGGTCCAATTCTATGATGTAACTAGAGTTCCATATATTCTTCCAAAATATACTAATATAACTCAAGCCCTTCAATATCTTAAAACTATCATGCCTAATGCCATCATCAATGAGAATCCAATCTTCGTTATCATCTCAGATGAAATGCGAAAGGAAATCCAATACTTCTTACTTAATTATCTCAAGCATTCCAGACAAGAGCAAAGAGAACATTCTGGCTTCGTCTATAGTCGTTACACTAATGTAGATGATTTTGTACCACGACCTAATACAGTTATCTTCTCTGATTATAATAACATCCTTTCATGGGCTAAAGCTGTAACCAACTACGAGGCTAAAATACCTATTAATTCTACTATTCTAGTTTGGGATCCTGATAGAGAAGATCCTTTCATCTATAATGAATTCTTGATCCAAAATATACTAGAGCATTCGTTAGCTTATGCTATCCAAGTCTATGACACTTGGATCTCTAAAAGAATTAATTTAGGCTTTGATTCTGTTGCTTCTAGCGCAACACGCAAGTTCACAGTCTATGAGTTAAATTCCAGCCACCAACTTCAAGTTAAAACCACCTTAAATCCAGAAATAACTACTGCAGCCATCCCAGTCTTCGAGTTTAGCCCCAATCGATATGCTCTTATGCTATCCTTATAAAAACATATATTATATCTACAATGCTAGATATAATATCTGGTCTATCTCATAGATATTATATTAAATATTTAATATATATTGATACATATTTAATGAGATTTTGGAAGCTTAGTGTTAAATGACATTTAACAATGTACAACCATATGATTGGACGTGGCATGACGATCCAGTATTCAATAGAATAACAGTCAAGATCTGGGCCTTGGATGATTCTAGCAATCCTGTATTGCTTAGAGTTCAGACTGAGGCACGTTGTGCAGTGGAGTTACCTAAGATCCTAAATGGTAGAAAGGTTACGTGGTCTCAACATCAAACGGAGCAAATTAGAGAACAGTTAAACATCGCTTTAGCTAAGGAAGGATATAGCATAGCAGGTTACGCCATCCAGAATAGAACTAACTATTATTACCACCAGAAGAACCAAACTCAATACATGATTCTCCAGTTTTTGACACATAGTGCTATGAAGAGTGCAGCTTCCATAATTAATAGGACTAAATTCTTTAAAGTAGATACCTATCCAGCCCTGTTGATATGTAGAGAACACGATGTAGATCCAACAGTTAATTTAATGCGTTGGATGAATTGTACTACAACTCAATGGCTCAATGTTAATATACTTCCTACTCCATTAGAGGATCGATATAAGATTAGTACCCTGGAACGAGAATATATAATCCCTAATAGAAAGGATATAACACCATTAAAGGATGGTACTATAAAATATGTGACGGCTCCAGGTATCTTATCATTCGATATTGAATGTTATTCCAACAATCACAATAAGATGCCTGAGAAGTTCTTAGCCTCAGATGTAGCTTACATTATTACATGTTGCTATCAGAAGTACCGCAGAGAAGAGACACGTCGTAATATAGCTATTGTATATGGTGAATGTAATAATGCTAAGATCCATAAAGGTGAAGTTATAACAGTTAAGTCCGAAATAGAATTAGTTAATGCATTTGGTCAACTCATTGTAGATTTGGATCCAGAGATTCTATTAGGGCATAATATCTTCGGTTTCGATTATCCATATTTAGATGCCCGATTGGAACGATTCATTCATAGTGAAGGTTGGTCTAAATGCTCCAGAATTAGAGGTCAGAAAGTATCATTGATCAACAAATCATGGGAATCTAAAGCCTATGGTAGGATCGATACTAACTTCTTAGATTGTGAGGGAAGAATCTCCTTTGACTTATTGCCTTTCTTCAAGAGAAATGCTAAAATGGATAACTATAGATTGGATACTATCGCTAAAGCAGTAGTCGGAGCAGGTAAATTCGACATGCCAGCTAAGAAGATGTTTGCTATCTATAAGCAATGGCTTGAAGCTAAGAATCTAGATGTTACAGATCCAATAAGGATTAAAGCTGTAGATGATCTCAGTGAAGTAGTAGCATACGGTATTCAAGATGCCGAATTACCTATTAGAATCTTTGATAAGAAGGTCATTTGGCTAGATATCTTACAGTTGGCTTCAGTAGCTAAAGTAACTCCTTTCCAAATTATTAGTAGAGGTCTTGGAGTTAGAGGTTATAATCTAGTATTGCATGAGAATTTCAAACATAATATAGTATTGGATGAGAGAAAGGTAGCTATTCCACCTTTCGATGGTGGATTTGTAGGCAAGCCAAAGCCTAACTTATATGAAAATGTGATCTGTTTAGATTTTAAGTCTCTATATCCATCGATCATTCAAGCTTTTAATTTATGTGGATCTACTTACATTCCACCTGATAGAGAGTACCTATACAATCTAGATCATTGTTGGGTCTTTGAATGGGAATCCGAAATTCATCCAGATAAAGTTAAGCATGCCTTTGACATCAATGAACTAGTAACTACGGATGAACATGATAATGAAAGAGTTGCTGAACTGGAGGAGGATGAAGAAATAAGAGAAAAGGAAGAAGAATTAGATGAGAATGGTGAAGAAATCAAGAAGGAGATTCCAAAGTATAAGCATAGATACGTTTTCTATCGTGGAGGTCCAGAGAAGGATCAAAGCGAATCTGACAAACAACGTATTGAAGAAGCTAGAGGTATTCTGCCTCGTATCTTGGAATATCTAGTAGCTTCAAGAGATCAAGTTAAGGAAGAACTCAAGAAGACCAAAGATCCAGATATGAAAGCGGTATGGGGTGCTAAAGAATTAGCCCTAAAGGTTACAGCTAATTCTCTTTATGGTATTACAGGTGCCTCAGAGGGTAAAATCTCATGTGTAGAAGTAGCTTTAACTACTACATACATTGGAAGAACTAGCATTAATAGAGTTAACTCTCATATCAGACAGAAGTATGGAGCTACTATAGTTTATAACGATACAGATTCCACTATGTTTACTATTCCAGGCTTATCTGGTGAAGCATTGATGGCTAAGGGAGCTGAAATAGCCACTGAAATCTCAGAGCTGTTTGCACCACTTAAGATTGAGTTTGAGAAAGCTGGAAGAATGTTAGCTATTTGTCCTAAGAAGTATGTATTCTGGCAGTATGATAAGAAAGGTATTCCAAAGATGAAACCTGATGAGAAGGAAGTCTTAGTGGATGGAATCTTAACTAAAGTAACACAAAAAGATGAGCAAGGTAACACTAAATTAGTTAAGGATGCTATTCTATATAAAGGTGTAGTTGCTACTAGAAGAGATAACAGTCCATGGCTTAGAAAGACTTATAAGAAGTTACTAGATCATATCTTAGAACGTGGTAATATGCAAGGAGCCCTTAACATAGTCTTTGATGCAATTCAAGATCTTATCACTGGTAAGGTGACAGTAGATGATCTCATTGTAACTAAGCAGTTACGAGCTGAATATAAAAGTCAAAGTGCAACCATGGCTGTCTTCTCTAGTGAATTAGCACAAATGGGAAATCCAGTTGCTCCAGGTGAGAGATTGCCCTTCGTAATCGTTAAAGACAGTCAAGGAAGAGAGAAGATAGGACACAAGATGAGATTGACTGATCTGTTCTTAGCTGATAGAAAGGCTAGAGCTAATGGCGAAGAGGTTACTAGACCTAAGGAAGATATAGACATTGAATATTACATTGAGAAAGGCTTCATGAAACCTATTCAACAGTTGCTATCAGTAGCTTACAAAGATGATATAGATAAAGCTAAAGTTAAGAATGAGGACTCCAATCGTAAGAGCTTATACACTCAAATCTATTATTATAACAACTGTAAGTATGCCGCTGTGCTGGAGACAGCATGTACCATGTATCCAGATAGCTTCGAGCAACAGTTAGAATGGCTCAAGACTAAGGCGCCTGGAAGAACGGTTATTAAGAAATTAGTCACCAAATATTATACTAAATGGCAACAAGCAGATCTAAGAATAGGTGATGAGATGATCAAACATTACCTCAGACACATGAGAGATCGTAAAGATTTGATGGTTGAGTTACGTCAAAGACATGAACTCAAAGAAGTAGCTAGGACCTTAGTGAGATAAACAGTGAAGCGTTAGATAATAATGAGAGAAGAAAAATATAATATGTTAGTAATAACATATTATAGCATATAGATTACATCACGGAATATAATTTATACATCCAAGGTTATAGAAATTTAAGAATAATTATATAGACCTTTCAATGCATATAGAATTCGTGATATAAGCTATAATATCTCATGATGAGATATTATAAATATAAATATTATTCCTTTGCATTATACGCTCTAGCAAACTCAATGCCATATTTCTCAACACCTTCATTATAGAGTGCTAAAGCTTGTTGTTCGTTAATTGGATTTTTATGCAGCATGGTATCTATCCATTTAATTATTTCATGTTGTTCGTTAGTTTTATGCTGTATAAGATATGGCTGAATTATCTCTAAAAATTTATTAGTATCTAAGGGTCTAGATCCTATGAGCTTAACTTTAAACTTTTCTATTTCATCCTTAGTTGTTAGAATCTGTGATAGTTGAGATAAAAACCACATACCTCCTTGAAACTCAAATTCTTCCGAAGCAGGATATGGTTTGTTGTATATGATGCTATATTTAGCTAAATTATCATTCCATGGAAAGATCTTATTTAGGATTAGAATATCATCAAAGCATACATCCATATCTTCCGCATAGTATCTGTAATTAACTAACTTATCTAATGTATATTCTTTAAGCATAATATATTCTAAGTAATCTTCGGATGTCGAAACCGATCTTTTAATATGCCATGTAATAGTACTCTTAAAATAGTAACCCAGTAACTTCTTGATATTAACATCTGTAGTTGTTTTTGGATATTCTCTTACATCTAGAGACATTGGATTTATTTCTCCTAATGCTATTTGCAATTCCATGCATGCTTGCACTATTTCGGCTTTAAGTCTACCTGATGGCATAAGAAAGGTATATAATTTAGCATTGAGTTGATTAACTGTATAAGCCCAAAAATCTGGGGTTTCTATGAACCATTGTTTATCTTCTTCTGTAGCTGAAAGAACTTCTAATTGCTTAGATAAATAACTAGGAGTATATTTATCTAAGAATGCGGATGTATGATTTGTAGATTTAGTCTTAAAATAGTATCTTAAAACGCATCTGTATGCATCATAATTGTAACATAAAAAGCTGGGATTCAAGAACTCTGATACTATTAAATCGTAATTGTATAATTTAGTGTCGTTTACTTGACCTAGTACATTAGCTAGCAATGCATCTATATTTTGTGGTTCAATGATTGTATTATTAGATACATTTGTGATAGCCGCAGACAGTTCATTCATGGATTCTAATTTAGATTTTGCTTTAGTAATGGTATCTACGCGTTCATTCACTTCTGACCTATGGAACAAGAATTCTGGTATAATATCTTGAGTTTCAGGTAGTGAAGGAACGTCATATGTATTAACTTGCTCTTCTTCAGACTCTAAATCTAATTTATTAGTTAATGGTTGTAATTGTGTTACTGTTCTAGCTACGTTAGTGTTTAAATATACACTAAATTGCTCCACAACTTGATTAAAGTAAATTAGCATGGAATTAATGTCACCTCTGTAAGATTCAGTACTTGAAGTTACATCTCTTGCACTCTCAAAGTGCTCAGTAAATACTTCTTTGAGTTTTCTCTCAGCTTCAGACGCATCTGAAACACATCTCATAGCATATACTTCTATACCTAATCCATTATCATATTGATACAATCTTTTAACCCCTTGTTTAGCAGTCATACCAATCTTATAGATTGGTTCGTTTAAACGAACATGTTCCCTACGTCTTATGACATAAATAGCTTCCATTATGTTTAGAGAAAAAAATATAGAAATTTAAACTCAGAGAATATTAGTTAAATAACAAGAAGGGTTAAAACCCTATTAAAAAGACTTAAAACAGTTAAAACCCTATTAAAAAGACTTAAAACAGTTAAAACCCTATTAAAAAGACTTAAAACAGTTAAAACCCTATTAAAATGGTTGAAGCTTTATGCCACGAAGAATATGTAGTATGCAAATTAGCTAATATAATTATGAATGACAGCACCTATAAGTGTGCTGTCAATCAACACGTTATATATTGGATGTTATCTCTGAAAAATAATAGACATGTATAATACAACTATGTAGTTGTATTATACTTACAGTATTCTTACTCTTTAATATTGGAGTTAGAGAATTTATTTTATGGCTTCGACTATAAGTATCAAGTAGTATATGACGATTTATCTTAGAAGAATGGATCTGTCATAAGCCTTAAACATTGTCTCATAGACACGTTTCCTACGATAAAGTTTCATTCTCATTAATAGAATGAGATATTATGTATGCTCAACTCTTTATTGAGTTCCAACGAGCCTCACATACTCAAAGAATGTCTGAGCTTTAGCTGGATTACCAGATTCTTTGAGATCTTCCATGAAGGTTCTAACAAAGGTGATGTATTGATGTCTTGGAACTAAGGGATCCATCACAACATTATAGCCTAAGTTATTGAGGTAAGTGGTAGTTAATGGTGGTTTCAAACTTAATAGAGCTTCATCACTTAAACCATTAAGTCGTCCTAATTTCAAGAAATCCTCTATGTAAGCGTTATCTATGGTTTCAGTGATTTCATCATTAGCATGGAGTCTCTTTAAGCTATGACCTAAGGTTTCAGGGGGTCCTTGCATACCTAAATTCAAGAGGATAGCTTGTTGTTTAGCTAAGGAATCAAGGAAGGATGGAGGTAAAGATTCCTTAGTATAAGGGTTGATCTTATCTTGCAGTAATATGGGAAATAGATCTCTAGTGAAACAATAGATATTACCATGAGAATCCTTATATGTTATTAGATCTAAATCTGAGTATTCATAGATTTCATCACCGGAAACGTTAGTGTTATAACATATACCTGAAGGTTTAGAGTTAATATAATCTGAAGGTGAAGAATTCATGATGGCTATTCTCTCCTTCTGTCTAGTAACTGCTGATTGTACGATCTTATGTTGATCGGCTTCGGATAGATTCTTGATGAAGGTACATACCTCTTGAGAGCTGGATCCACCATTGTATTGTAGAGCTTTAGCTAGTTGTATTAGTCTTTGATTGGCATCAGCCCTGGAAGGATATTCGCAAGCTTTCTTCCAATAGGGTACCGAATAGGCGTCGGTAATGACCTTAGCTATGTTAGGTGATATAGTTTTAATAATGACTAGTTGATATGGATCTAAATCGGTTCCAGCTATAACTAGGGCTTTAAGAATACCTGTTAGTTGTAAGAGCAAGGTTTGATAACCTAAGTTAGATACTTCTTTCATCTTAAGAATCAAGTGATTGACCTGATAGTAGTAAGGATAAACTCTTA